GTTTGTCTGACCCAAGTCTTGAATGATTGGACGTATCCCACCAAAGATCTGGTTCAGGTTAATGCGACGATAACCAAACCGCGCGTAACCCTCGTAGTCCTTGTTGTTATACATCGTAACGGTCGGGAGTTCGATGGAACCATCAGCCAACGACTTCACTTTACCGTAGTAAAGACCACCTACTTCAAGCGGCACACTCAAAGCGTTCTGCTGGTTGATGAGACCGATCAGCGCTTCTTCCGACGATCCCGGTAAAAGTAACATAAGGCATCTCCTGGAGTCGAAGCTGACTTAAACGGTAAATAAGAGAGGACGAGGCCGAAACCCCGCCCTCTCAGATTTATTTGTATTAAGGCAGTGGTGAAGACCTATTAAACCGGAACGTAGGTCAGACCGTTCAGATCAGTCACGGTCAGGTATTCAGCCAGGTCGATCTCGTCGGAACGGAGATGGAAGGTCAAGCTGCCGATATACGCCAGCGAGTCAGCCTTCGCCACGACTTGTACGTCGTGAGTTTCGTTCGGGATACCACCAGTGAAGGTCGGCAGATTGCCGTCAACGAAGTCTTCCACGCCGAGGTTGATGTTCAGCAGGGCGTTCAGCTGAGGGATGATGTCGGCGATCTTGGTCGAATCACCCAGGCTGAAGGTTGCGTCCTTGCCGCTTGGCACGAGGATCGCAGTGTTCAGGTGCAGACGGTTGTACTTGAAGGTCTGGGAGCCAGTGAAGCCCGAGCCAGCTTTGGCGGTCAGGGTCACGGAGGTGTTCAGTAGACCAGTGCTGTTTACGGTTGGCAGACCGATGTCGACAACGCCGTAGGTGATACCTTTGCTGTTGTCGGAGTTGATAAGGTCAAGGACTACGACCTTGCTTGCTTTAGTCATATCGCTCATTACAGGTACTCTTCAGTAAGTAAGGACAAGTCGGCCTTGGCCAACCACATAGAATTCTGCATGTTCGTAGATCAAACGGCCGGCTCGTAGGTCAAGCCAGAGAGATCGGTAACAGGCAGATAAGCGCTCAGAGGAATCAGCTCTGGTTTCATCTCAAGAATCAATGAGCCGAGATAAACCATCGAGTCAAAGGTAACCTTGAGTTCGACGTTTGCCGACAGCACAGAACTGAGATCCGGCAGGGGTTTGTCGATGATCTTGTTTGCCGAGAGATTGATGTTCAACCTTTCATTGATAGCAGGCAAGAGATCGGACAGATTCACTTCATCCGTGATCGTGAACGCTAGTGACATCGTATCTGGATCAACGAAGTCTACTAACCTTACTCGATTGTAATAGAAGCTTTGACTACCCTCGTAGCCTCTTCCCGCGACGGCTGTACCAACCATCAGGGTATTACGGTTCACCCCAGCTACAGGGGTAAAAACGCTCGGAGTGCCAAACGTCACTTGGCTAGACGTCAAGGTCCGGTTCTGGTTATCTTGACGAATGAGATCGATAACGACGTCTATCTCACTCCGTGTGTAGTCAATGGCCATACACGAGTTCTCGTTAAGGAGTCAGGAGGTCATAGAATTTCGGTCAGTGGATCAACTGATCGTAAACTCCACCATCGGTCATTGGCTCGGCCCCAGGCGCTACAAGGCCGTTCAAAACGTTGTTCGGGAATTGTGACGCTAGGGTGAGGACTCCGTTGCTTGCGTTGAGCACAAGCGTTCCTAGCCACACGAATGACCTATTTGTAACAGTGATGGTAACAACACCATTCACGTTGGTGTAATCTTTGATATCATTCAGACTTAAAACAAAGTTGTATTTAAGTCTGAGGGCGTTCACCACGCTAGCTGGCGTGATCTCTCCCAGTACTTCGACACTGACAACTGGCACGCCAATATCGATGAATGCTTGCTGCATATCCAAGCGGTTGTAGTAGTAGACGTAACTACCGGTGATCTGCTTACCACGAGCCGTGGCGCCTACCTTGGTGTTCTTTCCATCGAACTCGCCAGGCACCAACCCGGTGAAAGACAAATTCGACGTACTCAGCGTTACGCCGTATCCTTCTAGGATGGCCTGATTCGCTACCTGAATCATCTCGGCCAGCATTTCCTCACCGGTCATAGTCGATACCTGTGCATAAATGGATTAACTGTACATCCTATTTGGATTGGAATGAAAAAGATTACAGTCATATATTGTCGGAGTACACATAACAACGAGATCCATTCTGGATACGTTGAACGACCGAGGAGGTCACCATGTCCACAGTTTCCAATGTAAAAGCAGCTTACGAGGCTGTAACCAACATCCCTGAGATGATTAAATGGTTACAGGACGTTCAAGCTGTGATGCTCGAGGAGATCGATAACTGGACCTATACCGGGTCTGGCGATTTCCGCGCCAAGATCGCTGCCCTCGATGAGTGGACAGCCAAGCACCTCTCGCAGATGGCTAACGTCAGCGAGTTGTGGATCACGCTTGATCATGATCAAGCGATGGCAAAGCTCAACGACTTCAGCGATAGGCTAGATGCCCATCGCGCAAGTATCGTTGAGTTCGGGCAGAAGGTGGAGGAACTGAAGGCCGATCTTGGCTAAGGTTCCCCCACTTAACAACGTCACCCATTTCGGGTGACGTCACCAACGACTGAGGAAGTCCGACCATGATGAACATCCCGACATTCTTGAAGCTGTGCGCAGTAGTTGCAACCATCGGCGCCGCAGCTGGTGCTACCGTAGGTTATCTGGAACGTAAAGAGAATCTCCGGAAGGCCGAAGTTATCAAACGCAACATCTCCGATCTGGTGCGTCTCTGCGATGACATCGTTGCACTGTACGGTCAGAAATCTCTGAGCGCCCAACAACTGGCAAACCTGATGGAGATCCGTCGTCGTAACGATACCAAGTTCGCCAACATGCGTTACGATGAGATTCTGGTGATTCAAAGCCAGATCGAAGTTATCTACAACGTTCTTAACTCCAGCCGTCCCTAACGTCCGAGGAGGACTATCATGATTTCCGATGCAATCAAAATCGCAGCAGGCTTGACAACCATCGCGGCAACTGTCGGTGGGTTGATTTATTACGTCAACAAGAAAACCGCTGAGAACGATCTCCTGCTGATCAAGCAGAAGGTTGGCGCTAACATCGACTTCATCGATGCTTACGTCGCCCTGCTGGGCAGCGACGCCCTGTCGGTTAAGCAGATGGGTGAGCTGGAGAAGTTGCGTCAAGACTACAAGGTCAACTTCGCCACCTGCACGTACAACGAGATGGTTATCCTGTTGGCTCAATCCAACGGCATCTACATGACCGTCCGTGACGCTGCGAAAGCGCACCAGAAGAAATGATCGGTAAAGATCCGGTTGAACTGTTTCTTACTGAGTTAGCAGAGAGCGTTCCAAATGCTCTCGTTGTTTTTACTCAAGGTAATTGTTTCAAGCTGTACTTGATACTGCGTAGGATCTACCCGCAAGCAAAGCCGTACTACGCGATGTGTCCTGGACATGTTTACACGGAGATCGACGGAAGCTACTACGACATCTGGGGTAAAGTCTCCAGCATCGAACTGAAGCGAATGCAGAACTACCTGATCTACCTCCCTGAAGAACCGCGGATCTTCAAAGAAGCATTCCGCTGGCAATACCAACCCGAACTCGAAACGACTGAGGAAGTCTCATGCAAAGCATCGAACAGCAAATCAAAGATGATGTCACTAAAGTCATTGGTGACAAGAACACTCTCGCGGCTATCGACGAAGCTATCGAAAGCACTGACTATGGCAAGAAGTTCCACGCCAACTGGATGATCGCCCGCGGCTTCTACAACCTCGGCATGAACATCGATTGGACGGTAGCCGTTGAGCGTGCCAACGACGTTGTCGCGAAAGAACCAGATGACCTGGGTTGCAAGATGGCATTCATCGACGCCGATGGCGTTGAGACTCTCATCATCCCAGGTAAACACGGCGGCGCTGTCATGCGTGCTGATAAGACCGTAGAGCTCTACGGTAAGTACAAGTCCTGCAACCTTGACGTGTGGATGGCTCTTGACGGTATTAGCCTCACGCACACTCTGCTGGACCTCATGACGCAAGGTCTTCCATTCATGGGCCTTCTGCCAATCCTCGATTCCATTATCGAGAAGAAAGCAGACCGTGAAGAGATGACCCGCCTCCACGCCAAATTCAGAAGCTACCTCGCTTAAGGAAACAATCATGTCACTCGTATCTACAACCATCATGGGTAATGACCTGGTGCTCGGTTCTCATGACGACCCACCAGTCGGTCACCGGGTTGGTTCGGTTCCGGTGAAGTTCGATAACGGTAAGACCGAGTACATCAGCGTATTCGGTTCTATCCACATCTACACCGACTCCAGAGAGCGTGATCACTTCGAATCAGAACTACGTAAGTTCTGCCAAGATCCTGATACCGTTCAGAAGGTTCTCGGTGTCGCAGTCCAGAGCGCCCACGCTAAACGCTTCAATCCATCACGCTCCCAAACTGATCGCGGCTATTACCGCGCCGGTCGTAATGGCAACGTTGAGTCCCATCAGCGTAGTCTGTAAGGAGAGTTCCATGGATGAGTTCTTCCGCTTAACCGAAGGTGCTAAACGCAACAAAGAAAACATCGTACGTAAAATGGCACTGATAACAATCGGCCTCAGGAAAGATCCACGTTTCGAAAAGCTGCTCACCGATGAGAACTTCATTCGTAATCAATCGGAAGCGAACAAGTATCTTGATAAGTTCATTAACAAGTTGCTTTACGCTGGAGCCGATGCAACGAGCGCTCAAACGCTCTTTCACGCACATGTCGATACTTGGTTGGAATCAATCGAGCAGTACTGCGTCGAAAACGATATCACCGAAGTAAAATGCAATACCGCCACTCTTGGCGAATTAGTCAGCTTTCAAATCTGATAGCAACACCATTATACCTAACGACCGCGGAGGTCACAGATGTCTACTTACAAAGCATACAAACTTGAAGGCCGTAAAGTTGTTCTCTCCGAGAATGGCGTATCGAAAGTAATCATTCCGCCAGTTGGCATTTGCTTCAGTGAGATGCGTAACACTTGGCAAGCCAACATCCTCGATGAGAACGGCGACTGGATGGCAGTGCGTTACAGCGCTAACACCCACGGCTTCATGGAAGCGCTTCAGATGGCATTGGATGTGCGGGAACTGTCTCTTACGTTCCTCCTCAACGTTCGTATGCTTCCACGCTTGCGTAAAGCTTATGACATCAAAGAAGTAGGCGGTCTGTTCCGAGTTCGCGACCCTATCGAGAAGTGCTACAAGTTCTTCACGACTAGAGCTTTCGCCGATGCCTTCAACAAGGCAGTTACAGCGAAGTGGGTTGATAACAATCGGTTCGACGCAGACGAAATGGTTCAGCCGTACATGCCAGAGATTCCATTGGTACGGATGGATTACCTTACAGCCATTAGCCCAGCTGCCTCACGGAGCATTCACTAATGAATAAGCCAGGGATTCCGTTGGAAGATGTAATCGACGCTTCTGTAAAGCGCCGCAAGCGTCGTAACCGCGATAAGGCACTCCGCGCATCTTGCGCAGTATTCATCGCGCTCAACATCGTATTCATCATCGGTTATTCGGTAAGCAAGTATGTCTGAGGTCGAACCTGAGTTTGAAGAAGAAGGGGTTGACAATCTGACTCTGTGGTTACTTGCAGCTGCACTGTCGTTCGGTCTTTCCATCTCGATGGTCTACGTCGACTGGCATGATCGGACGAGCCGCTGCGTCGGCTCTAAGGAAGTGGTACGTGCTGGCATCGCTCTGGACGTAAGTTCAGGTGTAGTTGTTCGAGACTGTCCAGTCGAATAAATTACAGACAGATATCATCCACTCGCAACAATCCCCTAATGCAAGGAGTTTCACATGCGTGAAGTACTGTTGATCAGCTTCGGTATTGGTCTCGGCTATTACATTCGTCATCTGCGTGCGCAGCGCGACGATGAGGAGTTGAAGGTTAAAGGTGCTGAAGCAGCAGCGGCTCGTAAGGCGGCTGAAGCGGCAACTGCCTAAACGGCATAGAGAGCGTGGCGCAAGCCACGCTCTCTTCACTTCTTTTTTTTGTCGTGAAATCGATCAATCGTCGAAGTCGCGCCAATCAGAACCACCTTCACCGTTGGTAGTACGCGCACCTACTTTCTTATACGAAAGATCTTCGTCAAGAAGTAGATCGTACTTGAAGCCCATCATCGGGTAATCCAAGAACTTCAATGCGTAATATTTATCCTGTTCCTGAGTTGCACCAATCTTACGATGCTTACCCCATTGGAACTCAGCCCATGCTTGACCTTGGTGAATAGTCTTCGCGGTAAAGACCTCATAGTCAAACTCGGTGTTGAGCTTCTTGGAGCCCTCGTAGTAGCCCTTATCCACCAGACGCTTGATGTAGTCGTCAGGATAGGTACGGGCCAAGTCACGAGTCGCTGGAGACAGTTGGTGAGCTGTGTACGCAAAGATGTTGTTTGGAGACGTGAACTTACGGACGCGACGGTGCGCTCCTTGAATCTCGTCACCAGCAACAGCAGCCACGATGTTGTTCTTGGTCAGCAGGTTGATGTAGTCGCAGCCAGCCGAAACAATCTCGTAGCCTTCTTTGATGAATTGCTTCAAGTCATCGATGTAGTCGTCGACGTCTGCACCACGAGTGTAGTCCAGAATCATGACGTGCCAGCCATTGGCTGTCATCTTGTCGAAAACGTACTGAGCGATCTCACGAGAGTCGACGCCCTTGGTTACAACAGGCAGACCAAACTCGTATTGCATCAACAGTGTGTATAGCTTCTGAAGAACCAGTTCGGGTTTATCTTCCGCAGTAGCAAACACATGCAGCGGTTTCTTCGTCTCATCAAACAGCACGGGACTGTTGAAGATACAGAATGCAAACAGCTGATCCAGCAGAGTACCAGACTTGTTCATACCCGGCAATGCGGATACGTTAGCCCACTCACCACGACGCGCGCCTTCCTGATCACCAGTCATCCGGTTAGCAGCCTTGAAGCCGTACTTGAGGATAGCTCGTGGATCAATGGCAAGCTGAGCCATCGCGTAGACTTCCGACAGGCTTTCAACGTCACTGATGTCAATGCGACGCATCGCACCACCAGCTTGACGCTTACCAGACAGTGGAAGCTCTGTCATCTTGGCGATGATCTCTTCACGGAAGCGCGCAACGTCACCGACCTTCTCACGATCAAAGCCGAGCTTACGTGCAGCATCCCGCAGGAGTTTCGTGAACTCCTCTACCCCAATGAAGTCGTACAGCTCAGCTGTTGCTTCATCGAGTTTATCCTTGGCTGCATCAGGATCGTCCACCAGAAGAATGGTGCGGGTAAATAGATCATATAGGCGATCATTATCCCCTGCGGCGATTCGGATGCGACCCATTAGGTCGTTAATGTCGTACGGATGCTCTGATCCTTTCTTCTTCATCCAGATGACTAAGTTCCGAACTCGGGACAAAGCGTTGTGTTCCCGGTTGGAGTTTGAAGCATCATCAGTTAGATGAAGGTGATCGAGTGTACGATCGATTACATTGAGCAAAGCCTCAGGATCATTCTTGCCCGAATGACTCGAGTAGTACATGGCACTGATGGCCTTGGCTAACAGTAGCTTAATTTCCATACCGCCTCACCGCAGGCAAATTGAATTGGGGATATCTCATGAGTAAGCCAGTCAGTATTCGCTACATCCCAAAATGGTTGAGCGGTGCTATGACGCACTACGGGACTGACATCAAAGAATTCGAAAGCATAGTATCGAGACACGATGTGGATCTTTACAAACTGGCGAACCATCTGTTCCGCGCTCGTCTGAACAGTATGGGTCTGGATGAGTTCGTTTTCCCAGATGCCGATGCTGGTAAAGGCTTCAGCTCTGACGATGCTGTGTTCGCACTGTTCGGTGGTAATCCACAACAGTTGGCGATCCCGCAATTCGTCCTGGGTTACTTCGACATCTATCCTGACAAGTACGATGGTATCATCATCGTCGAGCGGGAAGGTGGTGAAGTAAAGGATGTTATGAAAGAACTGCTGAAAGCTGTCGCCCTTTATCGGGGCGTCGATGTGGCTTACGCGTCCGTTGTCTTCAGAAGATATCTGGAGAAAGTAAATAAAGACCTTGAGCCCGGCAGCAGTCATGCGGTCGAACTTACTCGTGAGTTGACGAACAACGACCAACACGAGTGATAAGTGATACATGTTATGCAAATCACTGCTATTACGGTGATATGTATAAACACACGGTTTCCATAACGCCTGCGGGACGTAGGATCGCTGTCTCTAGTCGACTAGTGACAGGTCGGCGTCGATCCTAAAATAGAAGCTTCTATCCTTCGGCAACACCAAATTGCAATTTGGAGCAATTCATGAGCAAGATCGTAATTGACAAAAAATCCGGTATGCCGGATCTGGAACACGTTTCCGCAGTGAAGATCAAAGATCACCTGCTGAACGGCACCGGCTACAGCACCGAAGCCAGCGACCTGCTGACCGCACTGCAAAACGGCAGCTTCGAAGCGCGTAGCACTCTGTCCCAAATCGCCGGTGAACTGGCTCCAGTGCTGCAAACCAGCATCGAGAACCAGAAAGCCGAATACGCCAACCCTGCCGGTCTGGCCGCTGCATCGTTCCTGAAAGCATTCGGTAGCAAGCCTTCCGACCTGCTGCGCCTGCAAACCTCGATGGAAGGCAAGTCGCTGACCGACGGCACCCGTTACGCTCACGCCGACGGTTCCGAATACGACAGCGTCTACTCCACCGAGTCGTACGACAACCAGTCGCTGATCGACCACCTGTCGATTTCGATCGGTCTGAACTACAAGATCGCTCGCCAAGGCCCGGCCATGGAAATGATCTACCGCACTGTGCCTCTGTCCCCAGAGCAAGGCGGTATCGACATCCAGATCCCGAACCTGTACGTCGAAAACACCCTGCAACACGCCCTGGACGGTTCCGAGTCGGACTTCGGCCTGCGCCGTGTAATGGACTCCGCGATCGACTTCACCGTTCTGAACGACAACAGCACTCAGCTGATCCCTGGCTACAACGCCACTTCCGCTGCGAACTTCGTCGCCACTTCGGTTATCACCCCGTTCGACTACGTCAACGGTCGCCGCACTGTCAAGACCTCCGGTCTGGCCGTAGGCAAAACCATCAACCTGCTCGGCATCGGCCAGATCGATTCCGTACAGCGCGTTGGTCAGGCTGACTACACTGAAGCCCTGGACCGCAACATCGGTATCGAATCCGTGTTCCTGAGCCTCGGCGCAGACACCATCCGCTTCGACACCAAAGGCCTGCCGTACAGCCGCTTCGTGAAGACTCCAGAGCAAGGCGGTCGCGCCATGGCGCTGAACTTCCCGCTGACCACCCTGGAAATCAACAAAGACACCGTCGCCTACAACGACGCTGCTCTGGCTGGCGCCGTGTTCGGCACCATCGCTACTGGCGACTACAAAGTCCGTCTGAAAACCATCATCAACGGTCAAGCTGACGTTGAGCGCGGTACTGTGAACATCAACGCCGGTTCGCTGGAAGTGATGTACATCAAGAACGCCGCTGGTGACAAGATCGACCTGGCTGCTGGCGTCGGCAAGACCATCGTTGATGGCCTGGCTGCACTGGCTACTTCCGCCTGGTGGCCTGATGCTCGCCTGACCAACACCAACCACCGTCACCTGGGCCTGATGCTCAACGTACGTAACGTGACCGAACGTCTGCTGACCCGTCAGCGCGCGCCGTTCTTCGTACCGTACCCACTGAGCGAAAACCGCGACCAGACCGTAATGGACTGGCTGACCTTCGCTGTTGGTTCCTACATCAACAACGAAGCGGTAGGCACCCTGATCGGCTACCACGAGCGCCTGATGCGCCTGACTGGCGGCCTGCGCGGTGAGCTGACTGCTGGCGACTTCGAAATCAACGCACTGCCTATCGAAGGTATTGGCCGCTGGTTGGTCAACCCTTACGTTCAGGAACTGGACGTTGACCTGATGGAAACCGCTCAGTCGCAGGAAACTGTGGCAAACGTGGAAAACGGTATCGAAGTGCTGGTCAACACCCTGCGCTCCGTGTCGTTCGACATCCTGCAACGCACCAACTACGAAAACGCCTGCCGTTACATGGACGGTGGCGAGATCACTTCGAAGTGGCGCATTGCCCTGGTTACCAGCAAGAAGATCGAGCGCTTCATGACGATCCAAGGCGACAGCCGCACCCTGGGTGCCGGCCTGAGCTACCAGCTGGAAGCCGATGTCGACCAGCGTCTGTCGGACGTGATGTACCTCACCATCGTTCGCGATGGCGAAGGCGTGGACGCTCTGTCCGCCGGTGCAATGCTGTTGACTCCGACCCTCGTGTCGACCATCAGCGTTACCCGTAACAACCGTCCTGGTAACGAAGCTGTTGTACAGCCTCGCTTCCAGCACTACAACTTCCTGCCGATCATCGTCAAGCTGAACATCAAAGGCGTCGACGAGCTGCTGGAGCAAACCCTGCCTTTTCGTATCAAAGGCGACGTTAATACCACTGATGTTAGCAGCCCCGCTCCGTAACTTGGAGCTACCTCCGGAAGTAGTTCCGGAGCTGCCTAATCCTTAGTGGGATTAATGTGGGAACATAAAGCCGGGACTTCGGTCCCGGCTTTATGCCGTCTACGGCAATTCACGTATAAAGAAATTACAGACATACATTACTAAAATAGGCGTAGTAGGAAAAGAGTAAAACCATTGGGGACCGTAGTTATATACACAGGGGCAATAAGGTTATGGATAGTTCGGGACGTCGTTTTGTTCCGTTCGATAAGTTCACCTCTCGTGCAGAGTTGAGCGATCCCGATTTGAAGGGTCGTGAGAACGCAGCGTTTACAATGCGCTACGTTAATGCGTCAAGTCGGACTCTAAGCGTCAAAACCAGAATGGGCGTGCATTCGATTCTCAAACCGAAGCAGTACACTCAAGGCGGTGAATACATTGACGTCTTTCTCGAATGGACTATGACTAAGGAATCTTACAAATCGACCTATGTTGATTTCTTAGACCGGCATCGAAATCCGCAAGGGTTAGCAGCAGAAATCATTAATGCCTTTGAAGCGAGATTGAATTCTTGGTCTCATCAGGGCAGGTTGACTACTCTCACGATTCATGTGGAGATTCAGCTGAATGATGTTGTTAATGCCGGGGGTACTGTGTACTTGGAAGAGTTGGATCTGTTGATCTCGCTCGAACCAGAAGTTGAGAAGTTTGAGGAGCATCCGTTCAGTAACTTTAATCGGTTGCAGTATGGATTAGCCGCTGACCTACCTCACTTGGGTAAAGATACTCTGCTGTTCTCGATCAAAGCCGTAGACAATAGTTCTCTTAGGAATAGACATGATCGGTTTATGCTGTTGGGCAATACCGTTCACCACATTCCAATTGAACGTGATTTAAGGTTACGTGACGGTGTACATGTCACAACTCGGCGACCAGCCGCAGTGAAGAACGTCATTGGGTCTGGTGCAACCATCCACACTGAACATCTGTCGTTTGAAGATGCAGATATTCGGTTCAACTTAGCTGACAGTATTGAGAAAGCCCAAGCTGGTGTTAGTTGGCAAGAAATACGTAAAGAAGAAATAGCCCGCAGAGCGCACGAACAGAAAATGAAAGAGTTCGATCGAGCTGGGGAGAAAGCTGACACAGACCACACGTATACGCGAGAGAAGACAGAGTCCGAAAGGGCATTCGCTCGCGAGCGTGAGGAATGGCTTCGCTGGAAACATCGCGAAGACGATGTTAAAGAGAAGACTAAAAACTTGGGCGACTGGATTCGTCTGGTCGGTGGGATAATCACATCGTCGCTAACTGTGTTAACGATGGTGGCTAAAATGAAACCTTCATAGATGGGTAGGGGATGGAATGCATACTTGGTTATTTGACGACTTGCAGAAGAGGATGCCTGTTTTCAATCAGGACATTCTGGATGGACTCGCCTATCATGGCTTGGACGATGCTAAGGGACTCGTAGATCAGACTATTGCGTGTGCTGAAAACAGTTATCCAGATGAC